CAAGCAGACCCTGATGTTCGTCGCGTTAGTCGGCGTAATTTGGATAACGGCCGAACCGAAATTAGTTGACATCTGGGTCGTTAACTGCTAATATAACGACATGAAAACATATCTACTTATTGATCTAGCGAACATGTATTTTCGTGCTCGCCATTCGGCCCACCGTGCGTCTAGCAGTGAAGAAAAGGTGGCTTTCGCTATTCATGTGACGTTGAGTAGCATAAACAAGTGTTGGCGTGATCAACGCGGTGATCATGTCATATTTTTCAATGAGGGTCGTAGCTGGCGTAAGGATTTTTATCCCGCCTACAAGCGTAATCGAGCCGAAGGTCGTGCTGCCTTAACTGAACGGGAAGCTGAAGAAGATCGCATGTTCTGGGAAGGCCTAGATGATCTAAAAGAATTCCTAGACACTCGTACCAATTGTACAGTATTGCGTCACGCCGAGCTAGAAGCAGATGACTTGATTTCAGGGTGGATTCAGGCTCACCCCAATGACATGAATATTATTGTTAGCACTGACACTGACTTTCATCAATTGCTAGCTGCCAATGTTAAACAATACAATGGTGTCATGGACGAACTTCATACACTAGAAGGCATATTTGATCGTCGAGGTAAATTGGTCATTGACAAGAAAACCAAAGAGCCTAAGCGTATTCCTGATCCTGAATGGATCTTGTTTGAAAAGTGTATGCGTGGTGATCCCACAGACAATGTGTTTAGTGCTTATCCGGGTGTTAGAGTAAAAGGTTCTCGCAATAAAGTAGGCTTACAAGAAGCCTATGCTGATCGCAATACTCGTGGATTTAATTGGAATAATCTCATGTTACAGCGTTGGTCTGATCACGAAGGACAAGAACATCGTGTATTAGATGACTATAATCGTAATCGTATTTTGATTGATCTCAAAGCACAACCCGACGACATCAAAGCTAAGATCACAGAAACCGTTACTCAAGGTGCTGAACCACGAAATCGAGCCATGATTGGTGCTCATTTTCTCAAATTTTGTGGGCGTCATAACTTGGAAAAGCTAAGTGACATGAGTCAAAATTTTGCTGACATCTTTAGTGCAGCATATACCAAATAAAGGTCTCGTATGACAATAGAAGCTAAGCCTGTAGTTAAAAATAAATATTGGATCGTTGAAGACGATGGTCGTAAAATTGCTACTATACAAGCCGCTGAAGATGGTGTTGTATTGGTACAGGACAATCATAGACTTAAATATCCCAGTATTAAGGTACTAGGCACTGCCCACAATATTCGATTTGTGCGTGGGCAGAAGACTCAGACAGCGTTAGTAAACTCGGTTTACGATTACCCCAGTCGAACTGTACCATACAATGCCATCTATGACCTTAAACTACGATTGCCTTTATATACTAGCAGTCGTAAAAGCAAAAGCTATTACTGCGCTGGCTATTATCTAGTCAACAATGGCACAGAGTGGACCACAGTGTTTGCTCCTAAAAAAATATTGTTGACTAGAAATCAGTTTTTGGGACCTTTTAAGACCGAACAAGACATGCTAGATAATCTCAAGTCGTTAACTACACATAAATAACTATGTATATCAAGGAAGTATCATGAGTAGACCCAAGCCCCGTGTTATTCTAGAAACATTAGATAAAGCCACATACAAGTGCGATCAAGTATTAGCCAGCGAAGGCATATGGGCTGTTTACTATGATGGTAGTCCAGTTAACCTAAAAACACAGAATATGTTAGTAAGTTATCCTGGTCCTAAATATCGCAAGGTCAGCTTTTCGAACCCTGGCCACGCTATCAGTCTAGCTAAAAAATTAAACAATCAATTTAGAACCACGCTGTTTACAGTGGTTTTGTTAAATCAAGGTTCGGTGATTTACCAACAATAGTGCGACTAGATCAACCAACTTTTACTCGTTGGCTTATTGATAATAGCAGTTTATATGCTAATAGTCCTTTCTTTGGCACTGTAAGAGACAACATAGACCATTTTCGTAAAGTTTGGTTCTTTAATCCGCTTAATGCGGCTAGTATGCGTCTAACTAAGACCGGCTTTCAATTCTGCACCAAGAATGCCGAAATCCAGTACTATAAGCACGATTTAGACTCGGTTTTACTACCAAAAACCCTCCTGCAGATGGAGAAATATTTTCCTGCTCCCTACTATATCAGTTATCAAAATGAACTTAGAGTATTTGATGAACGAACTAGTATGACTCTAATTTTATACAATAACGACTTACAAAAGTACTTAGACAACAGCTCTGAACTTGATAAATAATTATGCTGCAATGCAGCGTAAACACAGATATATAGAGGACAAAATGTTTATTTCGCAATTTATGCTCAAGATCCTTGAGCGCCTAGCCGAGATGTTTCCAAAAGATGGTTATCAACAACGACTGGAAACATACCTAAGTCGGCACAGCGTTACCGACGCTGCCACTCTAGATAACCTAATCAAAGAGTTTGAATACAATTCTCACAAGGAGTTTAAATGATTACCTATGTTTTAGCAGTGTTTCATAAAATTTACCTGGCCTTAGAAGCCAGCGGTCAAGCTCGTGCCCGTAGATACTTGAGCAATCATAACCCAGGAGCTTGGCAATGACTTTTATTAAAATGCTTTATGAAGTATGGTGTACCGGACTAGTAGCCAGTCATCTTACTCGCCGTGGTAAATGGCAAAGTGCAGTTAAGTTGATGGGACGATAGTGATGGAACCAACTTTACTGTTTACATTCGCCGTACTTACATTTCTCTGCATGGTAGTAGCCATCGATGAAATGCTAGAACGCAGATCGGTTCTGGGCGAAGAATGGGATTTTGTTACCCCAAATCCTCGCCGTAAGACTTGACTATTACATAAATAATTTTGTATATTACACACAGGGAGACAACAGATGTTTAATCAACCGCTACTTTTCATTGACAGCGTACAGAATGCCAAAATGCAATTTGTAGAAAAATATGTACGCCATCCAGATCTCAAGAATGATATGATCATCTATATCGATGCACAAACACGATTTTTACATAGTGCCGTAGAAGCAACCAATGGAATCGTATCAACTTGCATAAGAGAATTTTATCATACCAAATTGGAGAAATTGTTGAATCCATTTAGTATTGATTGGCACAAGGCTGGTTGGGATGCCTGGATCGCACAGAGTCGTGCGGAACAAAAAACCAACAAATGACATACACACACAAAGGAGAAAAATATGTCTGATACATTTCAACTACCAAAAGCACCCGAAGTTAAGTTCAACAAAAATGGCTACGAGATTCGCACCGAAATTCTAGCAATGGCCAAAGACCTTGTAGCACAAGAATACACTTGGAAATACAACGGTTGGGAAATGAGTACTAAGCGTGATGAAAAAACTGGGCAAATCATAAGCAAAGTGGATATGCCTGAGTTTCCTGGACTTGATCAGGTCCTTGCTACAGCTGAGAAGATGTACACATTTGTCAACGCGGCTACTCCAAAAAACCGCTAAACCCTGCCGAAAAACAGGCAAAACCCTGCTCTAAGCAGGGTTTTTTATTGTTGTTTTCCTGCAACACACCAGAATAACCCTCCATTTGACTGGGTTATTGATTCCTGCTATAATTAGGGTATAGTAAACAACAAGGAGCCAGTAATGTCTGTTGAGCATGTAGATACCACACAATCTCTTGATTGGAATATCAACGAGTTGTACATTAATGACGTTGATCCCCAAGATATTGCAGAAATTCTAGGCATCACCCTACTAAGAGTTGCTCAATGTTTGGCTCCGCTGGGCCTGGATTTCCCTGAGTTTAATGCGCCTGTGCGGTTTGATCACAATGGCCGAGTGTTGTAAAAGCGCAATAACCCTAGACTTGCTAGGGTTATTGATTCCTGCTATAATAGTGGTACAGTAACAAAACGGAGTGCGAAATGCGTGTAGTTTATACTAGCCCTGCTGTAAATGCTAAGTTTTTAGTGCCCGAGGCTGCTGTCAAAACTTATCAGCGCCGTGATGCTGCTTTACTTAAACTCAAAGAATTAGGCGGTATCTATGCTCCTAATACCCCAGAAGTTCGTAAACTTCGGAATACCATGCTAGCAGCTCGTCGTAAGATCGAGCGTGAGCATTGGTTTTGCGAATCCATTTGATCACAGCGATTTGACTGTGATCCAGATTTCCCATATAATAGCCCTACATTAACACAAAGGAGCCTGAAATGGCAGTAGTAAGCGAAAATCGTACCGTTACAAGTGTTGAAGCTCGTCGTGCTTTACTTCGTTGCTTCAAGCGTCAACGTCCCGTATTTTTGTGGGGTCCTCCAGGTATTGGCAAGTCAGAACTAGTTGCTGGCATTGCTGAGGACTTAGGTGGACTCATGATTGATATTCGTTTGAGTCAAATGGAGCCCACCGACCTGCGTGGTATCCCGTTCTACAACAAAGACAATGGCAAGATGGATTGGGCTCCCCCGATTGAACTGCCTGACGAGGAAACTGCTAGTCAGTATCCCATCGTTGTCTTGTTCATGGACGAGATGAACTCGGCTCCTCCGGCTACCCAAGCTGCGGCTTATCAGCTGATTTTGAATCGTCGTGTAGGCAAGTATCATTTGCCTGACAATGTAGTTATGGTGGCGGCAGGTAATCGCGACAGCGACAAAGGTGTTACTTATCGTATGCCGAGTCCTCTTGCTAATCGTTTTGTTCACTTAGAAATGCGTGTGGACTTTGATTCGTGGCAGACTTGGGCTGTGAGCAACCGCATCCATAAAGATGTAGTTGGTTATTTGAGTTTTGCTAAGGGTGACTTGTTTGACTTTGACCCGCGTTCAGCAGGTCGTAGTTTTGCTACTCCGCGTAGCTGGACTTTTGTTAGCGAGTTGTTGGACGAGGACAATGACGCTGGTCTCACCGACTTGGTGGCTGGTGCTGTTGGTGAAGGTATGGCGGTGAAGTTTATGGCTCACCGCAAGGTAAGTGGACAGATGCCTGATCCTATTGAAGTGCTGAATGGCAAGGTAACTGAGCTCAAAGTCAAAGAAGTGTCTGCTATGTACTCGTTGACTATTAGCCTGTGCTACGAGCTTAAAGATGCCTACGACAAAGCCAATGGCAAGTTGGACAAGTGGAATGGCATGGCCGATAACTTCTTCCGTTTCATTATGGATAATTTCAATACCGAGCTTGTAGTTATGGCGGCTCGTGTTGCGATTACTACCTACAACATTCCGTTCGTTCCTGGCAAGCTCAAGCATTTTGATGAGTTTCACAAGAGGTTTGGTAAGTACGTAGTAGCCGCTGTTAGCAATGCTAACTAGTCCAAAAAGGGCCTAGTGCCCTTTTTGACAGCTGCCCTGCAATAGGGTATAATGTAAATATTGCACAAAGGAGTATATATGGCACGTGAAGATACTACTGTAGCAGAAAAGTCTGCTAAGAAAACTGTTACTGACCCCAAAGTCAACGCAGCCGCACTAG